ACGGTTGTATCTTCTCCTCCGTAATTAAGTCCCTCGTCTTCATATTCAAGACTTCGATAGTTACGATCAGATAACGGCATTTGACTGTGTCCCAGCGTTAAAAGCACCCACTAATGCAGATGCCCAGTCCTGCCAATCATCAAACGTATACGGATCAGGTGTTGCCTCATTGGCAAACACATCAATAGCAATCAATCCAGCAGCCCAAGACTTCCAATCCATATCTAAAATCGGTATTTGCAACTGATTAGCAGCAAACAGCTCGCACATGAGCGATGCCCACGAGTCAAAGGTATGAAACCGCGGATCGTAAATTAACGCTACGCTCACGTTGAATAACCTCTTACGTCACCGGTATCAGCATCCACAATGATCTTGCCCACTTGGAAATCACCGCCGGATACATTGCTGACAAACTTCAAGCGCAAGATCCTTCTTTGCTCTTTCATGTCAATCTTGCCAGTTCCTGGCGCAAAGGTGTACGGACCTGTGACTTGATCAACTTCATCAGCGTAGGGCCTTCCAACAATGTACAAATCCAAGTTACCAACCTGAATGAAGTTTGGCTCAACCCTTTCAATCCGCGTCCATTTATTCTCGCCGACAGGCGAAAAGGTTGCAGGACCACCAGCAACGACACCAAGATCTGATGTGGTAAACGAGCTTTCAATCGCAAGCACTGAAGTTCCTTTGATTTCATCTTTGCCAATTTCATGCTGCCAAAGCGAAACTTTTTGCATCAAAGACTGCACAGTAATTTCTAAGCCAGTTCCAACTCCATCAAGTGTTGCTGTTAAAACATCACCTACTGTGTATCCGCTTCCTCGGTCATTAATGACTACAGTTCTAACTGATCCGCCAATAACAACAAATGTTGCAGTTGCACCGGTTCCCGTTCCACCTGTGAGCTGCTTATAAGAATACGTTGCATTTGTATAGCCTGATCCAGCATTAGAAATCGTCACAAGGTTGATGGCATTAGCCGTATTGACTTCATATCCTGCTTGGACAGGAAACCTGAAAACTTGCGAAAAGTAGCCTGCAGAGCGCTGCGAACCTAAGGCTTGTCCAGTGTCATACCAAGTGTTATCCCTGACGTTGTAAATCACACAGTCAGTACACTCAGTAGCATCACCCCTCGGATAAAACCACCAAACCTCGCCAAACCTCGGAACCTTGGTTGCCCAAACCTTTTGACGCTGGCTGTAGTTTAAGTTGTCAAAAAAATGGTTCTGGTTAAACGTATTAGGAATCTCTTTTGTCACACCGTTGTATAGCAAAAATCGATCAACGCCTGTCCAAAAATAAATGCCGTCGTACTCAATCACCGCAGATGATGATAAGAATGATGATTGGCTCGTAAGGATGTCATAGCGCCAATACGTCGGAGCAGCAAAGTTTCCTGTGCCAGGCACACCCAACGTCTGTGGATTAAAAGAAACCCTGACCAAGCTATCCAAAGACCAAAACAACCCTGATGGCGAGTTTGAGCCGCCTCGAACCGGCAAGCCCTGCAGGATCTTTCCTGTTGCCGCATTTACTCGATTAGCATCGGCTGATACCCAATCATCAATGTCGCCAGCAGAGCAGTTCTGAATGAGTCCGTCATTGCCGTATACAAACACATAAGGATGAAGTGAAATCACGCCGCCTGAAATGCTCACTTCATTGTCAAACGTCAGGGTCGTTGTGCTTGATGCTGTGGCGTTTGCGCTCAAGGTAATGGTTGTGGCCACAATAGATGTGACCGTGGTTCCTGCAGCGATTCCATAGCCTTTGACAACCTGTCCAGACGCAATCTTGGGATTGATTTCCGTAAGCGTGACGGTTTTTGAACCACTTGTTGTCGTACAGTTGTCTACTGCAAACAGTCCTGCTGCCCAAAGGATGGTTCCCGTCAATGGACCGCAAAGTAAACGCGTGTTGATTTCACTATCAATGTCTTCAAGATCTCTTGAAGGATGGGCTAATAAAAGATTTGTCTGGTATCCAACCGTATCGGTAAACGTGTCAAATTGCCATGAGTTTTGATCGCTTGCCGTAAACGGCGAATCGATGGTTGCAATTTGAATAGATAAACCAGAACCAGAGCCGCCAAGATTAGCCGCGGCTGCGGTAAGCAATTCATCTTTGACATACCGTATCCCACCGCTGGTAATGGTGACTGATGTGATTGCAGTCCCTGAGACAACAATCGTTGCTCGTGCACCAACACCTGTGCCTGAAGTGCTGTAAATCAGCGGTACGTTGGTGTAAGTAGCATTAGCATATCCTGTGCCGCCGCTAATAAGTGTTGTTGTGAGAATAGGACCACCAAAGCTGTAATCCTGAATTCCGCCCCCGACACCATTATTGTTGACAGGAATGACTTGGAGACCATCGTTGTACCCACTGTAAATATTGTTGTATAAGTTACGAACTACAACAAACACACCTCTTGATGGTCCAGCAAGTCCATCAACAATCTCTCGATATCCACCCATCTTGCGCGGGCGAGCAAACTCTCCACCAAACTTTTGAAAGCGTACCCACCTGCCATCGGTGTAGTACTCTTTATCAAAAATCGTACCATCCCGCTGAATGCCAGGCTTCGTATCAAGGGCAAAGACCTTCTTGGTCACTAGAAGGTTCCCCCACTAATCCCGCCCGTAAAGTTGCCCGTACCGGTAATGGCCAAGCCAGATGTTGTGAAATCAGCAATTAATGAACCACCCACTGAAATGCCGAATCGACTTGATCCGGGTCGATAAATACCCGTATTGGTTTCGCTTGCAAAGTTAAGTGATGGACTTGCTGCTGTGCCGTTTACAAGACTGATAGCCGTACCGCCAGCAATCGCTGTATTAGCGTTTAAGAGGTTAGTGCCATCACAGATAAGTGTGGCTTGTCCTGAGGCTGGTACGGTGGCTGTGGCACCCCCACCAATGCCTGTAGAGACAGTTAAGGTGAAGATGCCTGCCGAGCACTGATTGCTGATGACGTACAGATTTACAATCGGCGGCACAATGATTGTGACGTTACCCGATAAAGTGCCATTGTAAATTTGAATCGTATTGGAAGCTTCATTGGCAGTAAGCGTGTATGTTCCCGTTGTGACTGTTTTGGTAAGCGCCGAAAATGCAAAGTCCGTGCTAACTCCAAAGCCTACCGTAACAAAGGTTGTTCCTGTGCAAACAATAAAGGCTGACTCGTTAGGATTGAAGTCTTTTGTTGATGCGCCATCAATCAATTCACCTGAATTGCCATTGATTGTCAGGGTGCCAGATCCGCTATTTTTTACAAGGAAGAACCAGTTATTGCCGATTGATGTGGCAAGCGGTAGCGTCGCACTTGCCGTGCCACCTGTCCAAATGTAAGTCTTAGCGCGATCACCATCAACAAACGTCTGATTGGCAATAATCGAAGATACTGGATGACTTTGATTTAGTGTCGAGCCAACAGCAAGCAAACCCGCGCCGGCAAGTGTTGCCGCATCGGCTGCGGAAGTTCCTGCGCCAAACTGTACATTGGCCCAAGTGCCGTATGTTGTGCTGTTATTCGTAAGGTAAATGTATTTGGCAACCCCTGAGGCAACGGTGATGATTGTGCTATTGCCGCCATACGTTTTAACAGTAAGTGTCTGCGCACCCGTATTCCTAATAAATGCGTCTTGGCCAACAGATACCTGATTAGCAGGTGGCATCCACAGTTCATAGCTTGAACTTGTTGTGGAAACATCCATGATCCGAGCAGCAGGGGTTTCTGTGCTTAGATTGCCGTTAATAGGCCAGACAAGCTGTATGGTGCCTGTCGTAGATGTTAAGGCAATCTGCTCATAAGAAACATCAGTCGGGAGGACTACATCGCCCGTAAATGGACTTGTATAGCTCATGATTAACTATCCGAAGCGATGGCCTGGCGATCAGCGATACGCAGCTTATCCTCGGCCATAAGGGTTTGCATGATTGCGTCATACTGCGCTTGCCATATCGGCGTGCGCTCATCGTTCTTCAGAAACGGCATAGCTTGCAACAG